CGGCGCCGCTACAACCCTTGCGGACTGGCCAGGGCGTCGATCCGCCGGGCGGCCAAGTCTTCTTTCAGCCCGGCCAGGGCGTCGAGGCCGCCGGCGGTATGCGCCAGCAGCGGTGGCTGCTGCGCGGTTTGCGGGGCGCGGACGATGGCCTGCGCGTCGTTGAGGTGTTCGTCGATCACGGCCATGATGGCCGCCCAGAGAGGCGTGCTCTCCGGGACGGCCAAGGCGCCGCGCTTCTCCTGGTCGGTCAACGTGGGGACGTTGAGTTCGATGCGCCACGTGAAGAGGCGACGGATTAGGTTGATCATAAAGTTGTCTCCAGGTGCAGGATCTTGGCGATGTCCGAGGCCCGCCAGTGGTCGATTTTGTAGCCTTTGATTTTCACGGGCTTGAGGAGCTTCTTGATCTTGCGCCACTGCTGCTCGGTCAATCCGGTCCACTCCAGCACGTCGTTTCGTTTGAGGATTTGTTTCTTCATGGATAAGTTTTCAGTTTTCGGTGTTCAGTGTTTGGAGTTTGGGGAGTGGTGGGATGCAGCTTTTCGATGGTGACGGTGATCTCCACGACGCATTCGCGCTTTTCCTTCATTCTGCGTTCTGCATTCTTCATTTTGCGTTTAGTAGGAGCCGAGGGGCTCGAAACTCAGGTCGGTGTCGTTGTGGTGGCTGGCGCCGCTCAAGACGAGATACCGCAGAACGTCGACGGGGTCTTTACACGCGCCGGTTTTGGAATCGCGGCCCGTCCATTCTTGGAGGGAGTAGATCGTGTTTTTGCACCGCTCGCTGACGTAAAGCCGCGGCTGGTTGGTCGCGCTGATCGGCTTGGCCGGGTCGTAGCTGAGCCAGTCGTTGATCAGGCTGACGCCTTCGTGGATGGCGTCGCCCGGCGCGGCCAGGAAGTTGAGGCCCAGCTCGGCGCATTCGTCGATCAAGGTCGTTGCGCCTTCGCGGGCGACGGTGGCCGCGTTGCCATACCTCGAGTCCATGAGCCGCTCGAAGACGGGGATGGGCTCACCGGAGGGACGGCCGGCGCGTTGGCCCAGCTCGAGCTCGACGGCGTCGATCTCGGCTTTGTATTCGACGAGGCCGAAGCCGCAGGATTTCTGCGCGTCGCCGGGGCGCCCGTCGTGCCGTTTGCCGTCCGGCTCGGCCCAGGCGCCGGGGAATCCCCAGCCGGGAATGTAGCGATCCTGGTTCGGCCACTCTTCGATGATGAAGCACCGCCCGATCTCGTCGAAGCGGGCCCAGATCATGAACCAGTTGCGGCCACTGCACGGGTCGACGACGTGATAGTGCGTGCCGCCGGTGGGGATGCGGTCGTCGGGGAGGACGTGGACCTTGTCGTTGAATCGGGGGAATTGGTTGCCGATCGACTTGGTCGGGACGCCGTAGGCGCGGACGAGGATTTCGTCTTTCTTGGCTTTGAGCAGCTCGGTGCGCAGCTCGGGGTAGCCGCTGAACGGGTTGTCTTGGGTCCAGAAATACGTCACGCGGCCCTTCCGCCGCGACGGCAGCTGGAGGATGGGGAGTTTTTCGTAGCCGACGATTGGCTTTTCGTTGGCGGCGGCCGCGGAGTTTTCAGTTTTCAGTGGGTTAGAGTTTTCAGTAACTGAATGACTGGAAACTGAATCACTGGACACTCTGCCGTATATCGGCAGCAGCTCGGCCTCGCGGTCTTCCAAGGTTTTGGCGCCGGCGAGGTAGTCCTTGACCACCGCGCTGTAGCCTTCGATCGGCGTGAAGGTCAGCAGGAGCCAGCCTTTGCGGGTGATCAAGCGAAACCGCGCCGTGTCTAAGAAATTCAGGGGGCAAAGCTCATCGAACCATATCCCATTGCACTCTCCTCCCTCTATTGTGCTCACGTCTTGGGAATAATTGCGGAAGAAGCATTGGGCGCCGTTCGGCAGGACAAAGCTGTTTTCTGCAAAGCCTGTCTTCTGTCCATAGGATATATTCGTCACTTTGGTTTTCCGCGTGTTCCTCAGCTCGGGCGGCATGTATTTCCACAAGAGCGGCTGCTGCATCTCAACCGAGTTCCCGGAGGTTTCCTGGAAGCACCAGAAGCGGCCGTCGGGGGTGTCGAGCATGGAGCGCATGATGCGCTTGGCGGCAAAGGAGGATTTGCCGGATCGGTTGCCGCCCAGGATCAGCAGCTCGCGGTGCTCGTCGAGGATCTGGTCGGCCCGGCGCCACGCCTCCGGCTCCCACTCGTAACGCAGCGGGTCTTCTTTCTCGTTGGCAATCTGCTCTTCGCGGATGCGCCAGAAGTCGGCCAGCTGCCCGGGCGTCATACGCCGCACGCCATCCTTGAACCGCGCCAAGACATTGCCGGCCGGATCTTTGCCGAGCAGCGCGGGCGCTTCGTGGATGGGGTGGTCGCTAAAGATCATTCGGTTTTCCACGCCGGGGGGATGTCGAGGTCGTAGCCGTTTCCATCCATGGGATTGCCGATGAAGCGGACGTCGGGCTGCCAGTAGAAGCGGAAATGGCCGCCGGGACAGCGGACGCCGAATTCGCAGTTGTGGTCGGGGCCGTAGTTGATCATCACGCGGGCCGTCCCCTCGCCGTGCTCGGTCATGCACGGCCAGGGCGGGTTCAGCTCGAGGATTGTCATTAGGAGTGACGGGTGGCTTGTGACGAGTGACGAGTTGAGGGTCCGGCGGACATAGTCCGCCGCTACAAAATTACCAGGGCTGCTCTCCGGCGCCGGGCTCGGGCTCGGGCAGCAGGGTGTTTTGCGCTTCCTTGATCTTGATGAATCCGCCGATGAATTTGACGTCGGTCTTCGTCACGCGCTTCCAGCCGGTGATCTTGTATTCGGCTTGCGTGCCGTCAGGATGAACCAGCAACGCCGTGCCGCTGAAGTCGGGATGCGTCTCGTCTTTTTTGTATTTGTTCGGGAACAAGGTCCACGTGTTCGGTTTTGGTATGTATGACATAAGTTTTCAGTGTTCAGTTTTCAGTTAGCAGGGTTGATTCAGCGAGTTTGACGGTGACGTTGTAGCTGGGGACTTGGCGGACAGTGCGGAGGCGCTGGACGATATGAACAGGGGCACCCCATTTATCGCCGTCGATGTTGCGAAGGTCTTCGTCGCAGCCTTCGACAAGACGTTTGGCGGTGCGGATCAAGAACGCTTCGACAGCGGCTTGTGATGGAAATGGACCGGAAGCGGTGAAGCTGCCGGTGTTCACGCTCGGAGCATCGGTGTCGATGATCCAGTAGTCGGTTTTAATGTGTTTGCTCATGGGTTTGTTGGTTTTGCTGAATACTGAAAACTGAAGACTGAAAACTGCCGGAGGCTTAGACGGGCCATTTGATGCCGGCGGCGTAGGGGGCGATGGCCGGGCGGTTGAGAAACGCGACGCCTTCGCGGGCGATGCGGTCGCGCTCGGCGGCGCTGGCCGTGCCGCGGGCGCTGAAGCTGGGCTCGGCGGCGCGGGTGGTGAAGGCGGCGTAGGGTCCGGGGACGTAGACGGCGCCGGCGCGGAGCCCGGCCAGCATGTAGCCCCACACGTCGGACAGGTGGCCGGCGGCGGCGTAGCCTTCGCGTTGCAGCCAGACCAAGAGGTCGTGGCGGATCAAGCTGGCCACGCCGCATTCGGGCCGCACGCTTTTGTGGGCGATGTAGGCGCGGTATTGCTCGGGCGGGAGGTGGATCATGACCGGGCTGTAACGGACGGTGCGCAGGAGTTGCGGCGGGTCCTGGGCGTCGACGTGGTCGAAGTCGGCGAAGATGACGCCGGGACTCTCGCCTTGGGCGTGAAGGTGGCCGCGGCGGAGGGCGGCGACGCAGCCGGGATAGAGGTAGTCGTCGGCGCCGATGCCGAGGATGTAGTCGGTCTGGAGGGATTCGACGATGGGCTCGAGGGCGCGGAGGTGATCGGCGCTTTTCTCCGCGTGACGATGGACGACGACGCCGGGGTATTCGCAGGCGATCTCGTAGGAGCCGTCGGTGCTGTGGTCGTCGATGATGACAAATTGGTCGGCGCCTTGGCCGGCGGTGGATTCGATGGCGCGGCGGAGGGTGGCGGCACGGTTCCAGACGGGCATGAGGATGGTGATGTTCATAGGACGTGGGTAAGGTTTCCGGCGTCGTCGGCTTGCCAGCGGCCGTTGCCGAGCAGCGGCAGGGTGTAGTCGTGGATGCCGATGTGTTTGAGGCGGATGCCGCGGTGGGCGTAGACGGCGAGGCCGGCTTGCCAGGCGAGATGGCAGAAGGCCCAGTCTTCGGAGAGGTAGCGTCCGTCGCGGAGGCCGGCGGGGAACCAATGGGTCCAACCGGGGCCTTCGGTGGGGAGGGCGGCCGTGACTTGCATGAGGGGGCGCATGGATTCGAGGGCACGGCGTGTCATACGAAGGAAGCCGGTGCCGATGGCGTCGACCGCGACGATCTCGCCAAGGGCGTCGGGGTCGAGGAGACGTCCGTGACAAGGACGGCGGGTGGCGGAGCGCAGGGGGTAGAGGCCGCCGATGATGTCTTGGTCGCAATCGCAGATGGTGTCGAAGTCGTCGGCGGTGAAGGCAATGTCGTCGTCGATCCAGAGGAAGGCGGGGGCGTCGGTCTGGGCGAGGACGCGGTCGAGGAGCTTGCTGCGGCCGCGGGCGATGTCGCTCTCGTGGTCGAGGTGGCACCAGCCGGCGAAGTGCGGGCTGTGCATGGCGGCCATGAGGCCGGCGACGTAGCCGCCGCAATAGGTGTCGTTACGGGAGCAAGTTAAAACGAGCGTTTTCATTCGATGTGTTCGATTTGATCGAAGAGTTGGAGGACGTCGTCGAGGGCGCGGACCATGCCGCTCTGGACAATGCACATGCGGTCGTAGACGTCGGCCCTGCGGGGGTCTTCGGCACGGCGGGCGTCGCCGGCGGATTGCTGGTTATTGCTGTAGCGTTCGATGGCGCGGCCGCGGGGCTGGTGGACGCCGGCGCGGGCCAGGGTGGCTTGCTTTAGAAGGCGCTCGTTATGCTCGCGCTCGACTTGCCAGCGCCGGGCCCAACTCTCGCTGGTGTTGAGCTCGGCATTGATGCGTTCGATTTTTTCTTGGTGGCTCATGTCAATCGTCTCCGTCGGTGTCTCGATACGACTTGGTTGTTGTGGTTGTTGCGGGCTTCTGGCGCTCTTCAGTCTTGTTGCTGTAGAGTTTCTCCGTGCCGCTGCGGAATTGGGTGATCTCGGCGTCGAAATACATCTCGATGCGGCCGACCGGGCCGTTGCGTTGCTTGGCCAGGATCAGGACAGCTTTGCCTTTGTCTTCTTCCTTATGGCTGACGCGTTCGGGCCTGTGCAGCAGCGCGACGACATCCGCATCCTGTTCGATGCTGCCCGATTCCCGGAGGTGGCTGAGCTTGGGCTCGGCCCGTTCTTCGGCGTCGCGGTTGAGTTGGCTCAGCGCGATGACGGGGACGCCCAATTCTTTGGCCGTGGCCTTGAGGCCGGAGCTGATTTCGTCGATCTCGAGGCGGCGATCCTGGGCGGCGCGTTTGGTCGAGCCCTTCATCAGCTGCAGGTAGTCGACGATAAGGAGTTTGACGCCGTGCTTGGCCACGGCGCGGCGGGCGCGGGCGCGGAAGGCGGCGATGCTGAGCGCGGGGGTCTCGTCGAGGTAGAGAGGCGCGTCGACGATCTCGCCAACCTTGCGGCCGAGCTTGCTCATCTCGTCTTTGCTCATGGATCCGTCGCGGACGCGTTGCAGTTTGACGCCGGCCTGCGTGCAAAGGACGCGCTCC